CCGAAGCGGTCCGCGGCGGTTTGCACCTGCGCCGGGGTGATTTGGCGGTCATTTTCCGTGGCGAGGCGGGCCGGGAGGAGGTACATTTTGACCGGGGTCCCGGTTCCGGCGGCGTATTTGCCGTTGGGGGTCAGGTAGTAGCCGTAGCCCAGATTACCGTACCGGGTCTTCTCGGTCTCAAAGCCCCGAAAAGACTTGCCCGCGGGGTGGTAGTAGGAAACGGTCCCGCCTCCCGGCAGCTTCCGCACCCCGGCTGCCTCCGCCGCTTCATCCACCAGCCTCCGCGCCGTGTCCATATCCCCCCGCTGTACCGCGGAGGTGTATGCGGCATCCCGGGCTTTGGCTTCCGTGGAGTCTGTTCTTGCCCGCAGATCCTCCCTGATCGGAATGTCCGCCGCCTCCACATCCTCGCCCCGGATCTCCCAGCGGGAGGGGTCACGGATGGGGATGTTGCTGTCTTCGGTGAGGGAATAGCGAATGTCCGGATTATTGCCGTCAAAGGTTCCGATATTATCCGTTGCGCTCTTGATCTGCTCAGGTCGGAAAACAACTGTTTCAGTCGGAACAATAATGCCGTCAAATTGTGTCCCGTTGACATCATTAAACAGGGTAGCCGCCTCAACCATATCTCCGATTGCGGTCGTGTTAATGTCCTGGATAACTTGAAAAGCATCAATGTTCTTACTGCTTCCCATAACCGTCTTCAAGACCGCATCCACATCATAGGTTCCGTAGTTCTCAATGGAGTAGTCTTCGTTGTCCGCAACCGCTTCCAGAAACTTTCGTACCTGCTTTCTGGTAACTCTTTTCGTTCCTTGCTGCAGGGGGTGTTTCACATCAAGATACACGCTGTACTGATTTCCGTACACACTCGCCTGTTCTTTCGAATCGGTAAAATAGAAACCACGTCCATACAGGCCGCTGCTCTTCGCCTTGCGCTTGTCGAAAACCGAGAATTGCGCCGGGCTGCCGTGGTACATGACTTTTGGTGTACCGTCCGCATTGACAATCTTGCTCGATTCATTTGGAACAAAATCATTATCCATTCGCTTGACAAGTGCAAATAAATCTGCTACTGTATTTATGGCATTTGTTGCGTTACTGCCGGAGCTAGGGGAATTTCCTTGAACTCCACCACGAGCAACAAATGCTTTTTCTATGTTGTGGAGAGCATAAGCCCTTTGACCTGTTTTTTTCTGTGCAGGATTATACATCTCTTCAACACCAAGCTTAAGAACTTCTGGGCCATTGCCGATATCAGCCACTGCATACATATAGTGCATCAGCAATGAGTTTTCAGACTTTTTCTTTCCAATCCCTTCGGTATTTAACAAAACCGCATTTTCGATGATCTCATCGATATACGGAAGATATGGAACAGCTGCACGATTCCTAATGGAATGGTGCATTTTTGTTTCGTCGTGTACTTTGCCAGAATTTCTAATAATCCAGCCTGTATCTTTGTTTATGTGATCTACTCTGGTGTCGCCTTGTTTCGTAGCAATTTGGATTATCGAAGTGTCATTTGCTCTCCAGTCACCAAACCATGCCCTGTAAAATGGAGACTTGGGTCCAATCTCTTTCCAGTATCTCTGTGCAAACTTCTTTGTTGCCGAAATATCATTGGGATTAAAAGCATTTATGCTCTTTTTCCCAATTCCTTGAATTGCTTGGACTTCCTTTGGTGTAAAGCTTGTATCCGTCAGGTTGCTCAATGAGTACTTGGTTTCTCCACTATTATCGCGAGTCTCTATCATGTCCTTACTACCCGCCCGATACGCCTCCTCAAACATCTTCTTGACTTCCTCCAGCTGCCGGGCCTCTTTGGTTCCGGCAGTTGCCAGTTTATAAAGATGCTTGATCTCATCGAAGATCTTGGTAAAGACGCTCCGGTTTTCCGTGGACAGGCGGTTGACAAAGTCCTGATCGGTGAACAGGTAGTCACCCACCAGATCCGCCACAAGCTCCTTTTCGATGGCACTGTAGCCCTCTGCTCCCTTGTAGCCCTCCACGTTCTGGTATGTGCTGATCAGCTGCTTCAGCCGGGTGTCGTACTCGCCTTTTCCCTTGGCGTAGTCCGTGATCAGGGTGGACAAGGGTTCGTAGAGATTGCTCCCCTCCAGCACGTGGGCGATCTCATGACCCACAACGGTATTCAGTGCCTTCTGGGAGTTGACGTTCACCGTGATGCCGTTCTTTCCCACATACCCGTTGACCGTCACGCCCTCCAGCGCGAAGCCGCTTTCCTTCAGCTTCTGATTGTTGGTGAAGTTGAAGTCCACCCCAACCCTGGCCCCGATCTTCGCCACAAGGTCTACCAGTTCATGGGACCGGTTGGTGTTGTTCAGGACCCCGCTGTCTATAGACTTTTGGGGGCATAAATAATGCCGCCTGCATCAGCAGGCGGCACACACTTATTGATCGAATTGATTCGAATTAAGATGTCCCGGATATTAGCCCATTGGCGGATAAGTCCAGTCGCTGAGGGAACCATCCTTTTTATTGATACAGGGAAATACCTCTCCCGGGAAAAATTGTTCTCCGTTTTCGTCAACCACCATCATGACATAAAGCGGTTCCTCAAATTGAATCTCCCAAATCTGCTTGATCCTGTATTTTTTCTCCGATTTGCTTACCATCTCATAAAACATCTCTTTTGCTTCGTCCAATGTAATCACTTTTTTCCACCTCGGTTCTGTATGCACAATTCAATAAGCTCACTTGGATCCAAATGATCCACTCTTGCCATTATTGTAGCTCCAATTAATACGTTTGTAAAGTATTTCTCACAATCTATCACTCCGTTTTGTGGATCTATAAATCGAATCGTATTCCCTGTTTTTTCGGCTATGAAGACATGGCCTTCTGCTCTGCTCCATAGAATTCGTACGATCGCTACACCGTCTCCTTCCCATTTATTCATTTCCGAAATGATTGCTTCTTTCCCCCCAGAATAGTCTGTGTAAGCCTCATAATCTGCATCCTTAAAGATTTTTTTCCAATTTCTGTAGAGCGGATCTTTGACAGATAGTTTTCCTTTCTCATTTACAATAGCGGGTTTTGCTATAACATCATAGCCTTTACGTCTCATCACATACGCTGCGGTACATCTTTGGCAGTTCTGTTGATATGGCGCACCGCCTGTTTTAAACTTTGGATTCGTTGCGGCAACATTTTCGTCTATTGTCTTCGGGCTGCTGAGGATTCTGTACTTTGTTTTGGTTTCCCCACCGGCAACCGGGATCGTATCCCAGTCGGATTCGTTCCCTGGATTCTGCTCCATCATCTGAGCGACATCCTCACGCCCGGTTTGTTCCTGTTGGGAACTGGGTTCGCCTTGGAAACGTTGGGAGAGAGGGATAACTCCACCATTCTCGTCGCAGAGGACTGGGTCGGCAGATTGGAGCAGTTCAGGATCCCAGAGGGCGGTTTCGGTTTGGGTTTGGATGCCGTCGTAGGGGAAGATTTTCCGGAAGGCGGGGAGGAGCTTTTCGGCGGGGATGTTGGTTTTGGCGACGATCTTGTCCATAAGGGTTTGAAGGATCCAGCTGTCGCTTTTTCCTTTTATCTCCGATGGGCTGATGTTGACACCGAAGCGGTCTGCGGCGGTTTGCACCTGCTCTGGGGTGATTTGGCGGTCATTTTCCGTGGCAAGGCGGGCCGGGAGGAGGTGCATTTTGACCGGGGTCCCGGTTCCGGCGGCGTATTTGCCGTTGGGGGTCAGGTAGTAGCCGTAGCCCAGATTACCGTACCGGGTCTTTTCGGTCTCAAGGCCCTGAAAGGACTTGCCCGCAGGGTGGTAGTAGGAAACGGTCCCGCCTCCCGGCAGCTTCCGCACCCCGGCCGCCTCCGCCGCTTCGTCCACCAGCTTCCGCGCCGTGTCCATATCCCCCCGCTGTACCGCGGAGGTGTATTCCGTGTCCCGGGCTTTGACAGCTTCGGCAATATCGCTGTCTGTTTTCATAACCGCCTGTTCATTACCAGTCAGCTTGTTTGCTTGGGAACTTCCATATGCATCCGGTACACCCTGCAACGTAATCTGCCCGCTACCGAGACCAAAGCCAGCGAGTGCCCCAATCGCGCCCTCCCTGGCATATTCGATCGGATTCAGAATTTCTTCATCGCTGCCGTAGCCGATCTTGTCAATGATCTCACCGACGAACTTCTGAAGAGTTTCCTCCCCACCTTCTTCAAGGGACGATTCAGCCAATTCCCACAAAGGCTTTCCGCCTTCCTTGATCCCCTTGGGCAATCCCTGCAAACCGCTATCACCGTTAGGGCCAATTTCAATACCAGCATTCAAAAACGATTTCAGAACAGAACCAAGAGACGCAGCAGCGTCACTCGCTCCGTTTTCTTTGGCTTCTTTATAGTCAGGGCCGAGTGTCCGTGCAAAGGACATCCAGAACTGAGGGTTTCTCATCATTTTCTCCACAGTTAGCCCAGCCTTTTGCAAGAGTGTGCCTGCACGATATGCCGCCTGTGTCACGAGTGTTCCAGCCGTGGGTGCTAAATTCGTACCCCCTGTCATAAGCGTCGTCAGGACAAAAGGAATTGCGCCAGCAGTTCCCTCAACTGTGTCCGTAGCAAAGTTCCACCCATTGCCGCCCAGCTTCTCTGCCAAAAGATCTGCATTGTACCTGTGAGTATCCTGCAAATTTCCAAAATACTCCGCTCCCTTGGAAATGGGGTTATTCTCCCAACCCAGCGCTTTTAAGGGCGTACCCAAAAGGAGATCCGCTGTATCGAGGATACCGGTGTTGAACGTGTTAATACCGGATATCGCCGTGGTTCCTAACCACTTGCCGAATATATCCCAGTCGAACGCTCCATCTCCTGCGAAGTGGGGATAGAATACAGTATCCATCCCCAGTTCTTCCATCTTCTTCAAAACAGCATCCTTGCGTTTTTCTTTTTCCTTGCCAGACTTCATGTTGGCGAGAATTTCAATTTCCTCAAGGACTGTATGGTTTTGTCCGTCCATTTTGGTCTTGGACAGAGTATCGGAATACTGTGCAAGAGCCATCCGGTTATATTGCTGCGTGATATTTAATGCTTCCTTTTCCTGTGCTGCACTTTTCCAGTTTATTCCGTCATAGTACGCTTTCTTCTGCCTCAGTTCTTCCAGCGTATCCGTTGTTTCCGGCGCAGTAAAGGTTTTCACTTCCTTTTTATCGGAGATCCCCAGAATGGCCTTGGTCAAATCACCAAAATCATATCCGTCTGAAAACGGACCCTTTTGATACCATTTCAGTGCCTTTCCCGGGTTTTCGCTTGTAGTGCCCTTCTGAAGCCAGCCTACGTCCCATTTTTCCTGTTTTTGGAGTCCCTGGGTCAAATCCGTAACAGGATCAAGCTTTACTACTTGCGGCTGTAAGCTTCCGAGTGGAGTTGGGCTAAGGGCAGGTCTGTTGTTCAGCATATTTTCCACAGCCTGTCCTCTGAGTGGGGCTGGCAGCGTTTTTACCTGATCGATGGTTCCGTACACCTTTGAAATTTCATCTCCCAGATGAAGAACCGGCGATTTTTGTGTGGATTGAGCAGCACTTGCGGCTGCTGCCTTTTGTTTTTCAATGTTTTTCAGCGCGGCTTCGTATTTTTCCAGGAAGGTGCCGGAATTCGCGGCGCCTTCCTGGGTTTTGACCTGATTTTTCAGCTGCGCGCTGTGTCTGTCAATATATGCCAATATAACCTCCCTGTCTGTTCTCATGGTCAAGTTCATTCTGTTTTGCCCCCGTGGGGTCACGGATCCGCCGCACCACCCACAAAACGCACCCGCCAAGGCCCCCTTGTGTAAAGGGGGCTGTCATTTTGCGCAGAATGCGCAAAATGACTGGGGGATTGTGCGGTACAAGCTGTGTTTTCCCAATCGCTGTCGGCGATTTCGTACTGCGGTAACGCCGCTTCGCGGCTACACCTCATCCGACCCGCTTTGCGGGCCACCTTCTCCTCGAGGAGAAGGCTTTGGTGCGTCCCTTCCCGCATCGGTACGGGGGTGTCGAAAGCTTCTGCTGCGGGGGATGCGGATTGCCGCACCAACGTGCGCGCTGGTTCGCAATGACAGTTGTTTTCGATGGCCCCTGCGGATTCGCATCGGTGCAGTTATTGTCGCAAGCCAATACTGCGCAACCCCTCAGTCAGCTTCGCTGACAGCTCCCCTTACTCAGGGGAGCCTTTGGCGCGTCCCTCTTCGCATCGGTGCGGAGGTTGTTGCTGCCCTGTGCCGCGCGGGCGCCCACACAGGGGCGCCCCTACAGAGTTGACGCAGGCGTATACCTTCCCGCGTCGGTGCAGCTGGCATCGCAGTCCTCTGGCACAGGGACTGATCAGAAGCTTCCCCCACCGATGGATCTACTCAGATTTTTATTTTTGGGCGCTTCCACCGGCTCAAAGAAGGTCTTTCCGTTGCGGACGGTCTGTTTGACCGCGCCGGTGGCAACCATCAGGGCCAGCTGTTCCGGGCTGGGGTTGCCGAGCCGCATCAGACTTTCATAATCCACCGGATCAGCACCCAATCCTGCGGTGCCGCTGACATATTCCAGCGCCCGCGGGCCGGATGGCGTGTATACCTGTGCCACTGTTCCAGTCGGATTCGGATTGTCGTCTTCTTCCTTCTCTTCCTTCGGGCCGTTACCCAATGCGGCGATTTTATTGCCGTGCAGCACATTGAACTGCCGGATCTCTTCGGCCAGGGCGTTTTCGGCGTTCAGCTGGTCCTGGACGTTCAGGTAGCGGTTGTAGTATTCGCTGTTTAGGGCCTGTTTCCGGTCGGAGAGGGTCTGCAGGAGGGCGTTGTGCTGCTGGAAGCCCTGAAGGGTTAGCTCCAGCTGGGTCTGCATGGCCTCCAGGGCGATCTGGGCCAGGGCCGCGCTGTTCTGAAGCCGGGCCTCCGTGATGGCGTTTTCGTAGTTCATGACGATCTTGTCATAGGAGGCCTTCGCCGACGCCACCCGGTTCTGGTACGTATTGTACAGCTGCACCCGGGCGCTTTCGCTGTAGCCCGTGCCGGTCATCCCGGCTTCCGCCAGCCGCTCCGCGTTGGCACCGTAGCGGTTGGATTCTTTCTGCCAGTCCGCGTAGGCTCCGGACTGCTCTTTGACATAGTCCTTCTTTGCCTGCTCCTGCTGCTGTTTGACCTGGTCCACGGCGAAATCCGTCTGCTCCTGCTGCAGCTGCTTCTGCTGCTGGGTCACCGCGTCCAGCTTGTCCAGCTGCTCCCGGTAGACCTTATCGGTGTTTTCCAGCATCCCGGAATAGGTCTGCTCCAGGTCGCTCAGGGCCGTATTCTTTTCCGCCTCCACCTGTTTGAAGCGGTCATCCTCGTAATCGATCATCTGCTTTGTATCCATTTTCTCACCTCTTGATGTAGCCGCCGACCCAGGCCTCCAGCGTCACCGTCTCCAGACGGAACCGGGTCGGGGAGTAAATTTTCAGCTGGATGTCCTTGAATTTCTTCCGCTTGATCCGGCCGACGAAGTAGTCCGTCACGCCGCCAAATTCCCCCGCAGGCGCAAAAGCCGTGTCCTCCGTCCGGGCGAAGACCTGTACATCCCCCGCCGCCTCGGCGACGCAGCCCCGCTTGTTGGTGGTCTTCAGCAGGTGGGGGTACTGAAACTTGTCCTTTGGAGTGACCCAGTGGCTTTCCAGGGGTTTTGCACTGTCCGTCAGGGAGTAGACACCCTCCGCCGTACCCAGATACAAGATTCCCTCCTGCACCCGGACGCAGGTGACTTCCTTTTCCAGCTCCCAGTAGAACCACTCGTACTCCACGTGGTTTTCGTTGGTGAACACCCCCCGGGAGTCCGCCGCGTACACGTGGCTCCCGATGATCACCAGCAGATACCCCTCCCATTCCGCCAGGAGCATATCCCCATACCGTTCCTCCGGCACCAGCTTCCGGTCCACCAGCGAGCTGCGGTGGCTCACCGCCTGCTCCGTGGTCACGTCCCCGGTGATGCCCTCCATGCCCCGGTCGCTGAAAAACACGATATCGTCGTTCCAGTTCACCGCTTTTCCCCTGCACCCGATGGAGATGCTGGAATGCACCGAGGGATAGATCTTGCCGTACTCGTCGTCGATGGTGGGGGTGTGGTAGAACACGTTGGTATTGGCGTCGCTGCTCTCCCGGAACACCCACAGGGCGTTGTTGCCCGCCGCCATGCCCCGGATCTTCGCCTCGTCCATGCCCTCCCGGTAGTAGTCCATGTCGCTGATGTAGGTGGGATCGTCCAGCCCGGAGTGCCACAGCACGTTGGGATAATCCCCGTTTCCGCTGAAGAACACCCGGTTGTCAAAGACCTGCAGCAAGGTGCTTCCCAGAATCGCCTCCCGGTAGCCGGGGACGGTCTTACTGAACAGCACCTCCACATTGTCCTGCCCGTCCGTCAGGGGGGCGGGAGGCGCGGCGGTGAAGGAGATCTTTCCTTCGGCGAAGTCTACACTGTACCCCGCCGCCGCCTTTCCGTCCACCGTCACCTCCGGGGGGAAGTCCGGGTCGATATTCTGCGCGTCCAGATAAAAATCAAAGCTCGCCCCGTCCGCGAGGAAGGTGTTTCGCCGCAGGGGGGTGAGCATGTTCACATCCTCATAGACCGTACCGCCGCCACCGGGAGCCCGGGCGATGGAGGTGGTGGGGATCTTCCCCGCCACCTCTTCGATTTCCGTGCCGTCGTAGCGCAGATAGTGCCTGCCGTCCTTAAAATACCAGCTGTCCCCGTAGACAAAGCCGTCGCTTACCTGCTCCGCCAGCCCATCCCGGAAAGCAACGCCGTCCCGGTACAGCCTGGTACCGCTGTGCACCAGCATTTCCCCCCGGAAGAAGAAGATGCCGTACACCGGATCGGGGCAGCTGCTCACAAGCGCCATACCGGGCCGGGTGGAGATGCCGGAAGCTTCCCGGTAGTCCCGCCACACATTCAGGCAGTCGGGACTGCGGTAGAGGCTGCACTCCTCCCCCCGGAAGTCCGCCCCCCGGAAATTGCCGTAGACCCGGGTCACCCGTTTGCCGCCGCTCATAGGCAGATCCCTCCCTCCACGGTCACGGAGAGCAGCTGGTTTCTGGGATCCAGCAGCTGCTTCAGCTCCCGGTAGCGTTCCGCATAGATGCTGCCGTAGTCCGCGGACACGTCGCTTTTCAGAAGATCCGCGGCGATGCCGTAGGGCATGATCTCCAGAACATCGCTGCCCAGCTCCAGCTCGAAGGAATCACGGGTCTTATCCGTGATCCCCTCGGGGTACACGAACACATCCAGCTCCGCCGTGCCGCTTTCCAGCATTTTCAGCACGGTGCCTCCGGCTCTCGGCTCATAGCGCACCCCCGTGATCAGGCTGATCTGGTACACTTCGTTTCCGCATTCCTTTTCGATGTCCCCAAAGCGGAGGACGTCCCCCGCCTTGACCGGAATCTCCACGAACCGGGGCAGCTTTTTCAGCCGGCACAGCTCATGCATCACCTGATTGGCCACAAAGTTGAATTTCACCCCGATGTCCGGATCATCCGTCAGGTGCACGCTTTCCGGGTTCAGCTCCTCGATGAGGGCCAGGGTCTTTTTCTTCATCTCCCCTAAGGTCATGGCCAAGCCTCCTTATTCCGCTGCCCAGTAGTCCGGGTACACAGCGGGAGACCAGACCACCGCGACGTTCTCCGGGGCAACGCACACATAGCGCACCCCTTCAAAGGTCACCTGATCACCGGCACGGTACGCATCGTGGGCCCCCGTGGGCTGGACGTATTCGGGCCAGCCTTCATCAGAGTCCTCCCCCTTTTCCGCCTCCAGCTTCGCTACCCGCTCCGCCAGGGCGTCGATCTGGGCCTGCAGGGGGGCGAAGCTGTTGGTGGGGTCAGCCTTTCCTCTGGCAAGGCCCACCAGCACCTGTCGCTGTTCGTCCGTCAGGCTGCCCTGGGCCCAGAGGGCGTCGATCTTACTTAAGATGTCGGTCAGTTCGAATCTTCCCGACAGAATCACATTTCTGACAATTTTATACATGTTTTACCTCCTTTTGCCGGGCTGTCCCGGCGCTGTCAGGGTCTTCTTTTCCCTTTCTGTATTCCCGCAGCATGGCTTCTCCCTGTCTGTCCGCCCCGGCAGCGGTGTGCATCAGACCCGCGAAGAAAAAACCGAGAAACGCAGACAGCGGCACGATCCACAGCAAATGCAGCGCGCTGATCATGTTACGTCACCTCCACATATCCGATGGGTTCATCCAGTGTGAGAATTGGTTCACAGCGAAACGTTCCATTTGGATTCACGATAGTCTCATTCTTAAGTGTAAAGCCGATATAGCAGTCCTTGCTTACGGTCGGTTCAAAGTAAAAGTCGCCGTATTCGTCTTGACTAAAGTGACCAATTCTTGACGCTTTGGCATAAGTTAATGTCCCGCTAAATGTGTCAACGGTGGGAGTTTCTTTTGATTCATAGAAATTTGAATACCACACATAGCCATCGTAAGCTCCTAAGCTATAAAAATGTTCCGGCCATATCCATGGGCCTCGCACCCTTATCTTGTGTGTTCCAGCCGTAACTGGGAATACAATAGCCACGCCATCGGGTGTCTCAATGTATGATCCCGATGCGACACGGTACCCCTCTTTCACAATGGTGGTATCCAGCTCCAGAATATTGGTAAACTTTGTGGGCTGCAGCCCCTTGGGGACATTGACCTCCACGTCGATGTTCCGGTCGCAGTATTTCCCGGCGGTCAGGAGGGTCTTCGTCCCGTTGTCCGTGACGCTGAGCTTGTGATTGGCCATTACTGCACCTCCCCGTTGTAGACCGGCAATGTGCCGAGGGTCAAATAACCGGCATCGTTCTGAAGCTGACTGACCTTCGTGGGAAGGTCTGACCGAAGCGCGTAGTCACCCTTGGGCTGGCAGTTCGCCAAACTGTTTGACAGTGTGTTGATCAGGCCGTTCAGCACCACGCCCTGCGCCGCACTCAGCGGCTTGTTGGTCACATTGGTGGTCAGGTTGTTCACAATGTCCGAGACGCTGACCTTGGCTGTCGTGATGGAATCGATCAGGGTCTTGTTATTTGTGATATACGCCACGATCTCCGACAGTTCATCCAGCGTCGTATCGTCGGAATCGAAGAACGCTGTCAGCCGGTCGGACAGGGCCTTGAGCTCGATTCTCAGATCATTGTGGGAACCGGTGCCGGTGTTATGTTCGGACACAGCCGCAGCGGCGGTTCCCCTGGGATCTGCCCCCACATCCTGTGCGGTGGGCATCCAGTTTTCAGATCTGGCCTTTACGTCCGCCGCCGTCAGAGTCACCGTACCCGTCTTTCCGTTGACGGACTGAACGGGAACGGAAGGGAT